CTTTACACCGTTGCAGTGGGAGATGGCAAAGAAGCTGGCCGAGTTCTCGCAGTATACAATCATTGCCGGAGATGACGATCAGGCTGTGCACCGATGGACTGGTGTGAATGTAGACCTGTTTATCAATGCGTCTGATGATGTAGAGATTTTAAAACAGTCGTACCGCATTCCTGAGTCCGTCCATAGGTTGTCCCAGCATATCGTTCAGAAGATTACTTCCCGTGTTGATAAAGAGTTTCTTGCCCGTGAGGAACTGGGCGAGGTAGAATTTGTTTGGAACATGGAGGACATCCCGTTCAGCGAAGGATCGTGGACCGTGATGGCAAGGACAAACACCTATGTCAGAGAGATGGCGAAGTGGTTCTACAAGACTGGATTTAAGTTCTCGATCAAGGGCCGGTCCAGCATATCGGAGAAGCTCATCGAGAACATCATGGCATGGGACGAGCTATGCCAAGATAAGAAGCTGGGCGTTGAGCGGATTAAGAAGTTGTATTCGGGACTGCCCAAGCAGGGAGATGACGCGGTGGTAAAGCGTGGCGCAACCAAACGACTGGACACTTTGGAACCAGAAGACGAGCTAGACATGGCGGCCTTGATGTCGGACTACGGCTTGTTGCGCGGCGCGGACCATGCGGCATACGATGTGTTGAAGGTGTCTCACAGCATGCGGCTGTACATCGAGGCTATCCAGCGAAGAGGAGACAATCTTTTGTCCCCGCCACGGATTAATATCTCTACGTTCCACGCTATGAAGGGTGGCGAGGATGACAACTGCGTGGTGTATACCGCGTCCACCAAGGCGTGTGTCGAGAGCAAGCACCCTGATGACGAGCACCGTGCGTTCTACGTTGGCGTCACAAGGGCAAGACACTCTCTGTATATTTTACAATCTAACAACAACTACAGGTACACAATATGATAGAAGAAATAATTAAGCGGTTAGCTCCGTGGGTAATTTTATTTGCCTACTTTCTTATTGCTGTCACCGTAGCGGCGCAGTTCTTTTGATAGCGGCGGCGGCATGTTTATCGCTGGCCCTATACCATGAGGCCAGAGGTGAACCACTTCACGGTCAGTTAATGGTAGCGCGGGTGATCATGAACCGCATGGAGTCTCGAAGGTGGCCATCGTCTATGTGCGCTGTCATTACCCAAGACCGTCAGTTCTCGTTCTATAGAAAGGGCAATGCGCCTACGCCCAGGGACGAAGTGGCTTGGGCCGCAGCACAGAAGCTTGCGGTTGAGATCATAAACGATCCTTACATCTTGCCGCCCAGTACTGCTGATCACTACCACACACCAGATGTTCGACCAGTTTGGCGCAAGAAACTACATAGGGTTGCGCGTATTGGGTATCATATCTTCTATTCGTATGACCATCCGACTGCTGTAAAGGTCAGCGTTAGACCTAAATCAAGAAGGGATTAAGAAAATGAAATGCCCGCACTGTACGGCAGAACTTATTTGGGGAGGAGACCATGACTGTGAGGATGACGAAGAACATTCTATCGTTTCAAATCTTTCCTGCCCTGAATGCTACACTTTTGTGTTAGTTTATTACCCAAAGGAGAAAGAAGATGAAACGTGATGAGATCCTAGACACCGCAAAAGAACTGATCAATGGGCCGAGGGCCAAGGACTACGGCGATGCGTTCGACAACCACAGCAGAATAGCCGAGGGGTGGAACATCATCATGAACGGGGCTCTGATAAGCCACGGCTACCTGACTGCGCAGCACGTTGTGTTGATGATGGACTGGGTAAAGACAGCGCGGCTGCTCAATACTATTGACCACGACGATTCATGGACGGACAAGGCAGGATACACTGCCCTCGGGGGTGAGTTCTCGGAGAGGGTACGCGAATCCAACGAGCGCATGACCAAGTACGGAGTTACTAAGAATGACTAATCTATTTGGCAGCGATTTGCACCATGAGTTCAAAGGCGAACTGGACATGATTGACAAGGACTGGAATATCCCTACGGAGTTCCCTGACCTGACAGGCTACAAGGACGTGGCCGTGGACCTTGAGACCAAGGACCCTAACATCCAGACCTTGGGCCCAGGTTGGTCACGCAAGGACGGGCACATCATAGGCATTGCTGTTGCGGCTGGAGAATACCAAGGGTACTTCCCGATCCGACACGAGAACGGCCACAACCTAGACGCTAAGATTGCAATGCGCTGGCTTGCCAAGCAGATGTCTGTGCCTGACATGAACGTAATTATGCACAACGCAACCTACGATGCGGGGTGGATGAGAGCCGAGGGCGTAGAGATCAAAGGCAAGATCATTGACACGATGATTACCGGTGCTTTGGTGGACGAGAACCGTTGGTCCTTTGGCCTTGACGCTATGGCTCGGGACTATGCTGGTATCCGCAAGGACGAGAAGATGTTGAAAGCCGCAGCCAAGGCATGGGGCATTAACCCGAAGGCTGAGATGTGGCAACTCCCTCCTATGTATGTGGGCGCCTACGCCGAGCGGGATGCCGTGGCAACACTGGCGCTATGGAACGCACTGAAGATAGAGCTTGAAGAGCAAGAGTTGTGGCACATCTGGAACATCGAGACAGACCTGATCCCCTGCATGCTGGACATGCGGAGCAACGGGGTGCGCGTAGATCTGGAGAAGGCCCAGAAGAACAAGAAGTTTATCCGAGACAAGTCGAAAGAGATGCGTCGCCTGATAGAGAAAGAAGCAGGCATGGAGGTGGACATCTGGGCGTCGGCCTCGATCCAGAAGATGTTTGATAAGATGGGCATGTCGTACCCAAGGACCCCAACGAAAACACGGATTGATAAAACCGAATTGCCTGATGGGTCTTCGGAGGAGACTGAAGTTGTAACCGGGGGAAACTCGCCGTCGTTCACAAAGGGGTGGCTCAACAGTCACCCGTCAGAGATTTGCCAACAGTTAGTTAAGCTCCGTGAGTTCGACAAGGCTGACAGTACGTTCATCGACAGCATCCTGCGGCATGAGCACAACGGGCGCATCCACACAGAGCTACACTCCACGCGCAGGGACGAAGGCGGCACGGTTACTGGGCGGTTCTCTTCTTCGAACCCCAATCTCCAGCAGATTCCGGCGAGAGACAAGGACATCAAGAAGTTAATCCGTGGGTTGTTTATACCAGAGGACGGATACAAGTGGGGATCGTTCGATTATTCTAGCCAAGAGCCAAGATTGTTGGTACACTTCGCGGCCAGCGTGGGGAGCATGCCTCGCAAGGATCTGCTTGACGACATCGTCCATGAATACAACACCTCAGACGTAGACTTGCACCAGATGGTTGCCGACCTAGCGGGCATTAGCCGCAAGGAAGCCAAGGCCGTGAACCTGGGGATCATGTACGGCATGGGCGTTGGTAAACTGGCCAATCAAATAGATGTAGAACCAGAGGCCGCCAAGCTATTGATGAGCCAGCATCGCAACAAAGTTCCGTTTGTTAAGGCGTTGGCGGAGATGGCGTCCCAACGAGCCGCATCCACCGGACAGATCCGTACACTACTGGGTCGCAAGTGCAGGTTCCATCTCTGGGAGCCAGCGAAGTTTGGCGCGGGGAAACCCCTGCCTTACGACGAAGCCTTGAAGGAATACGGCGGGGTCAACGGCACAGGAATAAGAAGAGCGTTTACTTACAAGGCGCTGAACAGATTGATCCAAGGATCGGCGGCCGACCAGACTAAGAAAGCGATGCTTGATTGCTACCAAGCGGGACATACCCCTATGCTGACAGTTCACGATGAGCTATGCTTTAACATAGATAGCACGGAGCAAGCGAACCACATCAAAGAACTTATGGAAACAGGCGTAGAGCTCAAGGTGCCATCTAAAATTGACGTAGATATCCAAGCAGATTGGGGAGACATAGAATGATTGATCCGAAAATGAAGAGCCTCGGTTTTAAACAGATGCATCCGATGCAAGTAGAAGCCCTCATGGACTTCATCGGGACCACCTTAAACCTAGCAGCCCTAACCAATGACCGAGATGTGTTGGAGGAGACGGAAGCCGCAGCCGATGAGATAGTTCGGTTGTTCGGCGGCAATGGCATTAAGCTAACAGTCAGTACTTACTGACCTCTTTGCGCCCGCTCTGCAATCTCTTGGTTCTTGCGGTCCCCGAAGTAACTTGGGGCAAAGGTTTTAGCACTTTCAATTATGTCCGTGCCAACATCCCCGATTGTATTTGCCGCGTTGCTTACGAAGCCACTCGCTGTATCTAAAAGTGTTTGAGGTTCTGTCGGTTGAATTACCTCTTGTACCAGCGGCACCGGAGCCTGAACTTGCACCGGAGCCTGAACTTGACCCTGACCTACGTTAGCTATAGCGGCGTCTGTTTCTTGAGCTATCTTAGCTCTTTTCGCAGCTAATCGAGCAGCACGTTCTTGAGCCCCAACCTCTGGGGAAAGCGGCTGGTTGCGAACATCATTAGATAACCCATTAAACGTGCCCCATGGTATGTCTTGGATGACCCGTGGAGCACGGTCCTCGGAGCGCATTGTCATTCTTATTTCTTTGATGAGCTCTTTAGAAGCCAACCCAGGCCAGAACCTACCATCTAAGATAGCCGTAACTTCAGCAGCCCCCAGTCCCGCGCCTTTTAACTGACGTCTAAGGTCTGTGTCCGTAGCGTTTAGTTTCCGTGCTTGCTGTACATTGTAGTACAACTTGCTTTGCTCACGGTACAGGTTGTCAAGATATGTATTCCAAGATTCAGTCATCTGTTCTACTGTGCTGTCGGCTCGTTTAATCACACGAGTCGCCACGCTTTTTGCAGATGAACGGAGCGGCAAATATTCTCCGCCTTTAAATGTAAAGTCTTCTCGTGTGTTCAGAGTGATTGGAGTCATCCCTGTGACCGCTCTAGCTAACTCTTCTTCTGGGGTATACGTTTGCCCTCGGGTTCCGGGCTGTCCAGATAGAGCACGAAATAAACGTCCAGCTTGAAGTTCTCCACCACGTTCTTCTGTAAACATCCGGCCA